AGAAGCTGCCGTCTTACAAATATCTGAATTATTAACAACAACGCTTGGTGCATTTGCTGTTGGAACTGATTTATCAATAACAGTTGATGAAACTGTATTTGTATCTGCCATAGCAGAATTTAATAATGAATTAAGAAAAAATATTAATATTGTTGCAAGAACTAGACCAATAAAAAATGGCTTTATCATTTTCCACAATTACACTCTTGTTCTTTAAAATTACAATCGCAAGGTTTCACAGTTTATCCATTTCTTCTTTGACTTTCGTCCATGTTAATTCTGAATGAGGGCAAGAAGTCGTTGTGATTGCTGAACCATTTTTGTCTGTTCCTGTTACCCAACTCACATTATTAAATTTTGTTTGGCTCGTAATATCTTCATGGGTTATAAACTCTACATTTGCTTTTAATGTTCTAACTGCTGATAAAAATTTTTGTGAATTGTCCATTATGCTAATATCTCCATTAATGTAATTGAAGATGGATTACTTGCAACTTGAAACCTTGCTTGTCCATTATTTCCTGTGTGAGATACATGACCTTGTACTTTGTATGTTAAAGCTGAAGTTGATGATGGACTATCAAGGTAAACTATAGATGCTTGATCGCTTGATTTTACTGCATTAACACTTCCAGCTTCTATCCATGCTATATAATTACCAGACTCCCAAATGTTTGTTGAATCTCTTAATAATTTTAAAGCACAATGTCCTGTATTTTCATCTCTATCTAATGCAACATGGATACTTACCATAACTAAAACTTTACTATTTGTAGCAGTAGGCGTTATTGAACTCGTAACTGTAGTATCTGCATAAGAAGTAGATGCTATATTAGTTGAAGTTGTTGTTACTGCTGAAATAATTTGACCTACTTTTCCACCTCCAGCACCAGAAACTGTGCCTGTGAAAGCATAATCATCAGTTAAATCTAATTTTGTATTGTCAACTGCATCATTTGCAATTTTTGATTTAGATATTATTCCATCTGTTATATCAGAAGCAGTTAATGGTACTGAAGCTGGTTGTACTCCTATAAATCCCATATTATGTTATCTCTAATATACTTAATGTTGCGTCTATTTTTGCTGTTACTGAACAATCAATTTTCAAAATGTCAGTAGCTTGAATAACAATTTTACCACCTGTCAAAACTTCAAGTGTTGTATTCGCTGGAATAGTAACATCTTTGATTAATAAAACTGTTTCGTTTGTTTCTGTGTCTGATGTATCTGAAACTAATTGAACATCAGCAGTTACAGAAGCAGTATGAATATTGCAAAGCATTAGACCAATAACAACAGTCGTTGTAGAGCTTGGAACAGTATATAAAGTTAAAGGTGTTCCTGCACTCGCTGGCATAGCTCCATTTGTTTTTACTTTAAAAGTATTAGCCATTTATACTCCTATCCTAATGCAATCGCTAAAGGTAAAGCATTTGGATCAGCTTCAGTTATAGTTCCTGTTACCGACATATTGCTAGTTATTGCGTTGCTTGAAATATTAACTTGTAATAATTCAATATTATCTGTTCCGTCATTCATTTTTAATTTTAAAACTCCACTTGTTGCTGTATCTACCCATAAAGTACCCGCTACTACTGATCCAGGAGCAGAACTACCACTATGTTGCGAATTTAAAGCTGTTAAAATATTATTTAATTCTGTTCTAAATGCAGAAAATCCTTGGTTTGCTAAACTTACATCACTTACTTGTGCCATATCTAATCTATATCCTTTTCTTTTTAACTTTGCAACCCATAACCTTTAGCAATATAATCAAAAGTTCTATCTACTGCTGATCCGCTTGAATTGACAAATGCAATAGTAAAACCATTTACAGTTTTTGAACTAATTGTAAATATATCACCTGTTTGCATATTTTGTGCTGCAATACCAATCGCAGGAACTGCAAAAAATGGATTTGTATAAGTTATTGTTCTTGATCCAGAAGAAGTTGTCAAATCATTTTGAGCGAAAGTTCGTTCTTCCATATTTAATTTTATAGAAACAGTTTTTACATTACTTGATGTTTGATCATCATCATTAGTAAGTTTTAATCTAAATTTTGCAAACTTAAATTTAAAAGTTGCCGATTGAGTTACATCTACAAATGATGTGCAATTTGCTAATGAAGTAGTTGATGTTGCGATTTGAACTCTATGAAATGCGTGTATTTGTTCAGTACCGTCAAAAGGTGCTTTTGCAGAATCAAAAAATAATGCTCCTCGTCCACTATCAAATAAATCATATGGATTTTCTGCGTCTAATGTGATTGTTGGCTCAATGTTTCCGTCATAAATTTGTGCTAGTGATAAACTGTTAGTAAAATTGTAAAACCCTTTTGCGTCCCTATTTGTATTATTAAAATTAGGATTTGATGTTGTATCAGTACCTCCTAATTCGAAATCACCGCTAGGACTATCAAAGTTTCCAACTGTATCATCAAAATTTGTTACAGTATCTAATGTAAGAATAGTATCGCCTGAAGCATCTATTTTTACTGCTAATGGTAAACTTGCGTCCATATTATCAGCAGCTGTAAATATATCTGGAGTTTCAGTAAAAGTACTAACTAAAGTATATGCTTGTATATCAGATATATTTGTTGTGACTATTGTGGCTTCAGCAGAGGTATTTCCGTTCTTATCTACTGCTTTTATTAAATATGATCCAGTGCGTGCAGGAACAACAGCATTATCACATTTTCTTCTAGGACATCTTACTAAATTCGTTGAATTAAGCCATTTTGCACCCGTTGTTACATTTTGATATCTTATTTCATAAAAAGAAATATCTAAATCGCTATTCTTACTTGGTGGAGTCCAAGTTAATTTCATATGATTTTGTCCGTGCATTTCTACTGCAAAATCTTCTACATTACTTGGAGCTTCAACTCCTCCTACAATAACTCTTGTTGTAGAAACGAATGTTGATTTAGAACCGATAGTATTTACAGCTCTAACTCTTACTTGATATTCTGCTCCGTCAATAACATTTAAATGCTGATATTCTAATATTTTTCCTACTGCTATTTCTCTAAATGAATCAGTAACAGTTGCACCGTTTTGATCTTTTGTTTGTTTTATTTGTACTTCATAATTATCAACAAAACTATCTGGGGAAACTCCAATAGTAATTAATAATCTTGTTATGACAATTCCGTCTGCATATTCTATTAATTCATCATCTAAACTTACACTTGCAGGTGGACTTACTGAAAATGGATTTGGAAGAGTAGTATCTGGTATAGTTGCAACTTCTTGCTGTGTTCCAAAGGTATAATAAGAATCTTGATGTTCAGAACATTGTAAACTTACAGTATGATCAGAATTCAATGTCATTCCTTGTACTCTAAAAGGTTTAGCAGAAAATCCAGGAGTAGCATGTGTAATATTTACAATATCACCAATAGATAAATCTAAAGCTGTTGCGTCTGCTTTTATAGTTACATCTAAACTTGATCTAGATCTACGAAGAATTATTTCAGCCATTTCTTGTGCTTGATATGGACTAGTAAACATAGAAAAATCAAATCTACCTTCTAATAATAAACCTCCGTCTGCTGTTTTCATTGTTGCATGCTGATCAGCACTAGCTATTCCTGTTTCATCTACGGGCGGAAATTGAGCCGTATCTGATTGAAAATTTTTATCTGGATTAATAAAATTAACAATTACTCTATTAAATCGTGAATTTTTATTTTTACTAGATACAGTTATTCCTCCTAAAATATTATCTTCGGTCAAAGTTATAGAAGCAGAACCTGTTGTTTCTACTAGGATTTTATATTTTCCTGCACTAAAATTTAGGAAAGCTCTACTTCCCTTTATAAATTCTTGAACATTATCAATGGCTTTTTTTGATGTATCAACAACCATATGACTATCCATTAAATCAATTTGACTCGCTCCAGAAAAAGGTGTGATATTAGTATCGCAAACATCACCGGCAACTTGCCAATCAGCAAAATTAGAATCAAAATAACTATTAGGAATTCCCATTCCAAATCTAGAATCTCTTAAATAATCTAATAATTGATAAATAGGATTATCAGAATAGGCCCAAGTAGTAGAATCATCTTTTCTTTGTGATCCACTTCCACCTGTAACAGTGCTATCTAAATTAGGATTATAAACTTTTTTTCCCTCTACTATTGCATTTACTGTAGGTAATGAACCAAATTTATCGGCGTTCCATTTAAATTTTATTGCAAGATATGCTAATCCTCTTAGTCTATGATTTGATGTCCAGGAAGTTAAACTATCTAAAAGACTAGATACACTTTGAGAATCTGTTCCAAAATGTGGTTCACAAGTAATTAAACTTTCTGAATTAGTTGTATCAAAAAAATTTGAATCAGAACTAGCAACTGTAATTTGTGTATTATCAGCTATATCACCAGACCAAGTAACTTCATTATCGTTTATAAATATTTTTGTAATATCATTTATTTCACCTTCACTAAGCACGATAGCCATAAATAAAAATTCATTATCAGTTCCAGAAGTTTCTAAAAATACAACATTTCCGCCAACTTTTCTTGTTCCATATACAACAGGAATATGAGCATTAGCACTAAATTTATTTACTAAAACACCTTTTGCAGTTTGATCAGCTTGCATATCGCCAAAGTCTGGGATATCTGGCATTGGTACAAGCCAACCAACAAAATCTTCAATGATATCAACAAAGACATCAACAATATCGGTAACAAAATCGACTATATCTTCAAAAGGATTCCAACCGCCCATTTATAATAACCTCCAATTAGAACCCATATTCTCAAATCCTAATTTATAAAATACAGGATCAATTCCTAATCCAGAAGTTATAGATAAAACAATTGGCATATCTTCAGATACATTTTTTACTGAATCAATTATCTGTTTTACTAATTTATAACTTCTATGAGCTTGTTTGATATAAATCATTTGTATTATCATAATCTTAGTTTTACTAAACCAATATTCAGATTTATTGAACATACAAGTACCAACTAATTCATTTGTATCTAAATTTTTTACACAAATAATTTTTCCTTTTTGTTCAATACTATTTATAAAAAATAATAATTTATCTTTATCTATTTCTGGATAATCGCAATCAGCTAAATCTACTTCTTTATATTCAACCAATAAATTATAAAGATCTGTTACATCTTTTTTTTCACCTTGATATAAATGAAAGCTAGTCAAACTCTTCCCCATTTAATATCACGAACTGTTAGAGCTGCAAATTCCATTCCTTTATCACTACTAAAAAATCTTTGTTGTGAATTATCAGTCGTTGTTCTTCCTGCAGTTTTACTAAAATTACCCCAATGAGAAGTAATACTTAAAATTAAATTAGCAGTAGTTGTATTATCACTAATTTTATATTCATCTATTGTGCCATAAAATAATAAAAAAGGATCAGATATAAGAGCATTATTAGAATCTAAATATCCACGATAAACAAAAACATTATCATTAATAATATTTTCATTTAGAGCTACTGAAACATATGTTTGATCAACTCCAGATAAACTAATTGATAAAGTATTTTTTGTAGGTCTATTAGTTTCGTTTACTCCTGTAATACTTCTTAAATGTCCATTTGATAGATAAGTTCTAGATGTGCCTGATATATTAGAAGTTATATCAAAACTTGCATTTGTTAAATAAACAGGAGTTGAAAACTCAATATCAATTAATAATACAGGATCAATTATTCCTGTAGCTAACTCTGTTTTTACCGAACTCGATAATCCTCTTGCCATTATAAACTTTCAATAACATCAAATTCATATTTAAATAATAAATTACCGTCGCTATCATTTTGTCCTGTTTGAAACTCCTGGACATCACTAGTTAGATGAACAGTAAATTGAATTGAATCATAAACAACAGAACTATTATTTGTAAGAGCAGTTCTTAATGGAGGTTCTATTGTTACAGTTGCTGCATTACTTGATGAAGTTACATCATCTATAATCATATAGACTTTATCATGTGCAAATTTTATAAGATCGCCAGCTTTTAATCTTCCCGCTCCGTCACTTGCAAAACCATCAATAGCTATAGTTGTGTCTGCTGCAGAGTGAGCTCCATTCACTAACAATGTTCCTGTTTCACTACCAAGTGCATTAAAATAACTTGGCAAGGTTATGGTGAAATTTTCTTTTCTTGCTCTTTGCTTCATAATAAAAGCCATGATTGGAGCAAACTCTGTTCTTTTCATAGGAGGATATGAAACTGTAAAACTAAATCGTTGTCCTTGAATTTGTCGTCTAAATGTTTTTCCGCTATCTGTTTCTGTAAATAAAGTTTTTTGATTGCTTTTTAAATTAATAGCATTGAAATTAGTATTAGGTAAAGCTCCACTCATATAATTGCCATTTTACCTTTTTCATTCACTGCATTATTAATCATATTAACGATAGTTCCTCTACTATTGACTAATAGTTCATTAAATCCTCTTGCGTCAACTGTATTAATATTAAAGTTAATATTTATTCCTGCATTTCCATTTGGTTGAATTGCTCCTGCTTGATTTGGAACAAATAATTCTGGGCCTTGTTCACCAACTATAAACGGTTTATCTTTTTGTACTGGGCCTCCTGTTCTTCTTCCTGTGTATTGCGTTTGAGCAATAGTTGCAACTTGAGCCGCTCCTAAAGCTCCAATTCCTAATGCTAATGGAATGCCGAAAGGCCCCATACCTAAAGCTTTTGTAACCCCTTGTGCTGTACTAACTATTGCGTCTTTAATAGCTAAAGCTTTGTTAATTTGGAATAATGTTCGGTTATGTCTTGATAATTGATCTAATGCTTCACGACCTGTTTGTATTGCAAGTTGTTTTTTATTTTCATCTGATAATTTATTAAGTTCTAAATCTTCCATTCTAAAAGATTTTATTAATCTAAATTGTTTATCAAAATGCGCTTGTTGATCTTTTAATTCTTGTTCTCTTTTATTTCTTAAAAATTCTTCTTCTAATTTTGCAGCATCTTTGATTATTTTTAATTTTAATTGTTCTAATTTAAATGTTTCGTCTGCGAATTCTTTATTAGCTTCTTTTTCTGATAAAAGATCTCTAGTAATTTTTTCTATCCTAATATGTTCTAATGCGTCCATTGTATCTTGAACTAATTTAAGTTCTTTCAACATATTATTTTCTATTTGATCTAGAGGACTCATTCCTCTTTCATTTATTCTTTCGAATGCTTTTGCATTATCTTCAACGACCTTTTGCATTTCTTTCAGCATATCAATCGTTCCGTCACCGGCTAATGTAACATTTTTTACTGCATCTGCAGATTTTTTAGAAGCTGATCCTATTGCGTCACTTGCTTTTAAATATTCATCTTCTGTATTTCCTATTGCAGTAGCAGAATCATTTAAATCTTTTATAAATCCGTCAAAAAATTTATCTAATTCATTGAAAGCTACAAATATAGCTCCACCTTTTGCTATTGATAATGCTATTCCCGCTAATCCTTTAGAAGCTCCTTGTGTTGCTAAAGCAATTGCGATCATGCTTTTTGCTAATTTCATAGCACCTGTAGCAGCATTGATGAAGAATCCAGCTATTTTTATTGCTATTAAGAGTTTAAATATTTCTAATAGTATATCAGCATTATCTTTTACAAATGCAAAACCGTCACCTAATCTATCAACGGCTAATCCTAAACCTGATCCAAGAGTTTTAGCAAATGCGTCTATCTGTGATTGATTATCTTCTATGAGTTGATCTAAGTCACCGAATTGCCTTTTTAATTCTGGGAAGAAACCTTCTTGAACTATAATTCTTTTAAAGTTGAATACTTTATCATTTAACATAGATAAAGTTCCCTCGAAAGTTTTTGCTAGATCATCAGTAACTGATCCGAATTCACCTCCTGGACCAAAGACTTTTTGGAAAGCTTCAATAGTTTCTTGTACTGATACTTTTGCTCCTGCAGAGAAACCGAGCATATCTCTAACACCTCGTTCTCTAAAAATATCAGCGGAAGCAATACCACCACTAAAAGCTCTTTGTATTTGTGTTGCAGTAGTTTCAAAATCTAAACCAGTAGCTGCAGCAACATTACCTGTAATTTTTAATATCTCGCCTAATTGTTCAGCATCATCAGAAACAACAGCTAGGTTTCCTGCACCTCTTTGTATTTCTTCTAATGAAAAAGGAACTTTACCAGCAAATTCAGCCATGACATCAAAAGCTCTAGCGCCTTCTTCTACACTACCAAATAAAGCTTTTAATCTTACTTGTAGGCCTTCAATTTGAATCCCTGTTTGAACTATTGATCTTATTGCAAGTCCTGCACCTAATCCAATAAGTGCATTTTTAACATTCAAAACACTTCTTTTTGTTCTCTCTAAATTATTGTTTACATTATTGAGCGCCTGTTTCGATTTATCTTTAGCGACAATATCAATATTAACTTTTTTTGTTGCCATTATCTACGCTGAGCTTTCATCAAGTTTAATTGTCTTTCATGTTCCTTACTTTGATTTTCAAAATAAGCTTCCCATATATTAAACTCATATACGGACATTTGCAAGATTTCTGGAATAGTTTTATGTAATCGTTCAGCAAGAGCGACTACATTATAAAAATCTGGATTTTTTAGTTTTTTTTAATGTCATCATAACCAGTCCCTAATATTTGATTAGCAACTCTTGCGACAACATCTGTATCTGCATGTGTTTTGAAATTCAGTTTATCATTTGGAGTAAACATTTTTTCATGATCTTTATTCAAAGATTTTTCAATTATAATATCAATTAGAATATTAAGATCTTCACCTTTAACATTCTTAAACAATTTGCTTTTCTCAAGCATATTAAATGGTTTAGCATAGATTGCTTTATCACCAATTAAATCCCATTCTGGCACTTCTATTACTTTGATTTGTAAATCATCAAAATGTGATTTTACTCCGTCAAAGTAATTTACCTTTTCTGCCATATAATTATGCTACAGTACCGATAGTAAGACCACCAGAACCTTGGATAGAAACTGTTCTTGTTGATACACCGTCCAAAGATACACCTACTGACATTCCTGTAACAATTCCAGAACCACTTAATTTTTGATCCCCACTATCATTACCTTCTGGCAAAAATGCAAAAGTTAAACTTGCGCCTTGTACTAAAGCTCCTTGTCCAGAATCAGTTTCGTCATAGTTCATATCTACTGAAGCAGTAAAAGTTCCTCTACCAGCTAAAAAAGATTTCATTGAATTACCTAATGCTGTATCTTCTACAACATCATGAGTAGTATCAACTGTGAAACCTGTTAGATTTGCAATAGTAGAACCGCCAACTGTCATAACACCTTCTTTACCGTGATGTGTTGCCATTTTTTACTCCTTTTCTTTCTTTAAATCTTTTATAATCTTTTCAGTTTCCTTTGCAACTGAAATATTTTTTTTATTATCAAAAGTCTCATAACCTAATTTTTTATAATGATCGACAAATTCTTCCGATACTTTAATCATGCTATCGCCTTTTTTCATGTTAATGTCTTTAGCCATTATGCACTCCCTCTAGTGAATTCATACATTACACGCACAGTTATTCTTACAGCTCCATAAGGAAAAATAGTTCCTTCATCTGACGATGCCTCAATAATTTGTGTATCCAATGCATTTCCATTTCTAGTTATATCATTATCTAAAGTTTCTTCAACTACTTCAATAATTTGGTTTCTTACTGTATCTATATTACTTGATGTCCCTTTTCCAAAAGCAATAATAATAAAATCAATAGTAGCTCTATATGAACCCGCACCTGTAACTCCTATTGAAGCTGGCTCTCTACTTTCGTCACCAGATTGAATAAAAGCACAAGGAAATTGTGCGTCGCTTACTTCCTCTACATCAAATGGCTCTCTAGTTAATTTTTTGAATTCTATTGGACTAGTTACTGCGTCTAGTTTTGTTATAATATCACTTGCGATATTTTCTCTTTTACTCATCTAATCCCAACCTGTTGAAAATAAAATTTACTAAATTCATTTATTAATTTTGGTTCTTCTTGTTTTCCTATACTAAAAAAAGGTCTTTTTGTTTTCTTTTTTCCAACACCCAGGATATCATGTCTAAATGCTCTTTTTTCCATATCTTTATTTGCAAATAATAATGTTGACTTTTTTCCCCTAACTCTAAAATCTAAACTTCTAAACATTTGTCCAGATAATGTAAGATCAACTATATCAGAATTTTCTTTTATACTTTCATATGCTATTTTTGTTGCTGGTGCATATGGAATAAATTTTCCTCCGTCTGGTTTTTGTCCTCTTTGAGTTCTTTTTGTTATCATCAATACAGCCATATTTGAAACTCTATTTAATGCTCTTTGAATTGCTATATTTTGTTTTCTAGAAATTTTTTGAATTAATTTTTTCACTTCAATTGTGTTCACATCAATTTTGATTTCAGCGACCACTATCTAACTAATCGTAATTGATGTAACGATTCCTTTTCGCTATCAGATACTGTTCCCCCACCATCTTCATCATATTCAACCCCGTCCCTTAAAATTGCTTGGAACTCTTCTTCGTATCTGTCCCTATAAAAATCAATTTGTACTTGGAAAGTATCTTTGCCCTCGCCTGTGTCTGGATCGCGCCATTTAGTCAATATTGGATAAATATATTTCCATAATGATAAATAAACGACTGATTGCGTCCATTGAGAAGTTGTCAATTTACTATTAGTCATTTCGACTGTAGTAATTTTTGTAATATCTTTATATCTTACTTGATGTCTGTATCGCTCCCACCATTCCTCACGGATTCTACGAAGAACATCATTTTCTGCAAATTGTAATTGATCACCAAAATCAGTTACTCCAAAACCTAAAATATCTGGTTGAATCTTTTGCAAATTTGTATTCGCAACTCCAAATAAAGTTGTTGCCATTATTTAGATTTCTTTTTCTTTATAACTTTTTTAATAACTTTTTTTTCTTGTTTGATTGGTTTTACTATTTCTTTTTTTTCTGTGTGTAAACTCCAGCCACGCTCAGTCCAAATTCTTACATTGTTTTCATAATCAACTTTTTTTCTTTCAATGATTGAACCGGATTTATTATTAATTAGTTTTACTGTTTCAATACTCATAATAATTTTTATATCAAATAAGGGGCGGATTGACCACCCCTTAATTATGTTATTTAGTTAGCTAAAGTATCTGCTGTTAATTTAACTCCGTATGAATCATGAAGTTCGCCAACACCAAAAACTGCTGTTGCAACGATTTCGTCCGCACGAAGCGAAGCATCTCTTTGTGTTTCTATCTTTAGATCTTGCATCATCGCTAAACCTAATGCGTCTTGACTAAAGACTGCTCCAATAGAATCATCAGAACCGTCAACAGAAATATTAGAGCTTTCAAAAATTTGAATACCTGCAATATTTCCTACAAAGCCACTTCTCATAGCTTCGTTAGCAAGTTCTGTATCTCTACCAACAAATGTATTTGTTAAAGATTTTTTAACATTAAAAATTTGTTTAGGGTGGAATACACCGTAATAAGGCCCAGGTGCTTTATTAGTTTTTAATTCAGTTGCACATTCAAATAAATCTTGAACTGTTAATTCTGAACCTGCTCCAGGCCCTTTTTCAGTTGAGAATCCTGTGAAAAGTGCTGCTAGATCACTATCAATCTTTGTTGCAATACCTTCACCGAATAATCTTCCTATGTCCGCAGCTACATTTCTAGACGCAGAATTTCTGGCTAAATCCGTTAGTGTGGTCATCACGCCAATTTCTGAAGCAGTAATTGTTACTGAACTTGGATTGACGGCAGTATTTGAAAGATCTGAAGCTTCACTAACAGCTGCTGCTGATACAGTTGCATAAATCGGTACTTCAACTGATTTACCACCGCCTGCAATAGTGTAGTTTCGGACTAGACCTCTCATTATAGATTGTTCGCTTGCCACAAATAAAGCTTCTTGTACGATCTCCGTATATAGCTCACTTATGGTGCTCGATGTTGTTTCGTTGGCCATTTTATTTTACTCCTTAATGGTTACTGTTTATTGTTAATAATCGTTGGACTTGAATCTCTTTGCTTTCTATATTCAGCATAGGTTTTTCTATCCGCTGGATTATTCATATCTAAATCACTCAAATTTTTAGGTTTATTGAGCTCTGTCCTATCCACATTTGACACTGAGC